AAAGGATGCTTCTTGCACTCCAGCCTCAATTGGTTCCATCTTAAACTCTACCTTGTTTGTGTCTGTGTCTGCTGGTAGGGGGATGTACAGGGTTCTGTGAGACTGTCCCTTCAGGCTAGTCTGAAGGAATCTAAACATCTTATCTTCTGCATCGGAAGATAGCTTTGCCCCCTTTAGGGTTACAATGTATCGTGGAACACCCTTGTTTCCAAAGTAGTCAATGTTGTACTGAGAAGCTAGCTGATCTCCATGCAAAGCAGAGATTGCAGACATAATGTCTGGAACTCCATAAAAAGTGTTTAGTGGAGAGTATTCTTTGTAATGAATAATCTCGTTTGGTCTTGGATCGCCTGTAATTGGGTTTTGATTCTTTGCCCCAAAATTCTTAAAGTAAACAACTTTCTGACCAATAATCTGAACATAGCCATCACGCAATCTTCGAACTCTCATGGTTGTGGACGGGATGTGACCAAGGTAACCAATCTCACCAGTTACGGTTCTTCCCACTTCTAGGTAACCATTTCCAGTTGCTTGAACATCTGTATAGAACTTCATCATTGTGTTTGAAAAAGAGTCATCGCTGTTTAGCGTTTCAAGCCACTCACGCATCTCAACCTTTGCTCTTTCGATACGCTTTCTGGCCTTGTCTGTTGCAGTCTCGCTGGTAGAAGCTTCAAGCTGCATCATAGTTCTTTTTGAGACGTGGAAATCATAGCCTAGACCAACAATGTTTTCAACCTTTGCATCAATAGCTGCGTGGTTGGCAAAAGATGTGTCGTAGTAGTTTGCAAGCTCATACAGATTCCATGGTGGTGTAATGACATCAAACATTCCATATCCATTGTGGAATACTGATCCAGGATTAATCTCTTTAGAGGTTGCCCCATTTTGTCCAGTGCTTATGGCTAGTGCACTGTCTTGGTACCCCTGCCTAGTTGTGTCTACCCCAGTAAAGTCGAGGCTCTCGTATGCTTTTACGATTCGATCAGAGCGTCTTTTAAAATTCTTTTCTAGCCCAGAAAGACCCTTCAGGTCATCCCACTTCTTACCGAATGGGTCTTGCTTCTTAAAAAGGTCTTCTTCTTGATCTTCTTCTGGCACAAAGGCCTGGATTGGATACTGATATTCATCCGACATTATTACTCATCTCCATAAAGTTCTAGGGTCTTTTTGGCTGCGATTACTGCACCAATATCGTTTAGAGATGGGATTAGGCCCTGCTTCATTCGGTCTACCTGCTCGCTATACTCTTCATCGGTAATTCTTGCTGTTCCTGGAAAAAATACATGAGTTCCATTTGGCTCTCCGTAGTAAGCAGCTGCTTGTTTTAGCTTTGCAATCTGGTTCTCATCGCCCCTGTTAGCCTGAACGTTCAGAATATTGCCATTTCCATCAGTAAACCACTTGCCATTAGCTTTTTTCCAAACATATACGCCCCATGCGTATCCTGTTTGATCTACAAGAGTTACTTTAGCTTTACCAATTGCTTCTGCAAATTTGTCTTCCATGACCACTAGTATACCATATTATACAGCAGGAAGGATACGGCTTTGCCAGGTGATTCCCTGATAGGTGTTGTACTCATAATTGTTAAATCTTAAAGGCATGTCGTCATCAATGATTATTTTGTTAGTGCCTATGTAGGTTTTGTATATATCTGATGGATCTACCCCAAAAATGTTAGACTGAATTGCAATCAAAACTCCATTCCAATTAAAGTCTTGGTTCCAGCCTCCCCAGATTTCTGTAGTTATTGGCGTAGGGTTTACAGCCAAAAGCCAGGATCTCAGGGTATTTCTTTGTATTTCTTGCAAGCTTGTAGCCTTGTATTGAGAAATGTTGTTAACTAGAACTGACCCAGTAAACCTAAGTCCTCCAGGATAGGAGTCAAAGTCTAGAATTCTAGAGAATGAGACCCCCAGCACTCCCCAGTCGCTTAGAGTTATAACTGGTTCCCTAACAAGATTTCCATTCCAGTAAAAGGCAATACCATTCTCTAGCCTACCAGTTCTGGCGTTAATACCATAAATCCTAGCCCTTTTGCCAGTTATATCATTTGCAACAATATAAAACTTTATGTACGTATCTTTGCTTTCAATTTCAAATATCTGCTCTGGATCCAATGGAAAGCTTTCTTTTCCATATCTAAGAAAGGCCTGCATAGCAATTACCTTATAGCTTTCGGATAGGTCTTTATTAACTGGAACAGAGAAGCCACGATTAACAAATTCATCGTAGTCCCCTGCTTTTTCTATTCCACTGTTTTTTGTAAGATATAGATATGGGTTGCTACCCTTATATATTCGATAAGGATTTCTTGACTTATAGTCAAAGTACGAACCGTATTTCAAATAGGGGAATACTGGTGTTCCAAACCTAGTACCGATAGGGTTTGAGGTTTTTTCATTAAAGGCTTGAGAGGCATACTGCATTTTCTTAACTACCAGCGGATTAGATATGATTCCTGGGACAGTCCACTCCAAATGGGTCACAATAGATACGTCTGTAATTCTAATTCCTTTTGGACGGTATATAACTGTTCCGTCTACAACTTCATATTTTGTAGTTACCCATTCTGACCCAGGAGAAACTACGTTGTTTTGAGATGCTGGCATTGTTGAAAAATATGAATTTTTTGCAGATGGGTTATTTTTTAAATACTGAAAAGAGACATAAGATTTAACCATATTACTAGAAGTGTCATACTTTCCATCTTCAAAATTTTCTAACGCTGGATAGTCTATATTAAATTGAATAAAGTCTAAATCGTAATACTTGTTATCTTGTATGTCGGAGACGTACTGTGCAAAATATGTTAGTGGCTGATAGTCTTCCCAGTAGCCCTCTATTGCAATATCCATAATAATGGTGTTAAAGTTTATTTTTGGAATTAAGGTATAGCTTGCAACAAAGTTTTTTATTTCATTAAATGAAGCTAGTTCAAAAGTTCCCATGACTCCTGCGTCTAGAGTGTCTGTTGGCAAAGGATCTGTGATTACTCCAGCGTCATAGATTGATGACTCTAAATGATCATCGAAGTAATCTTCGTAGTTAAAGTAGGTTAGTAAACCTTTCTCGTCAAAGAATGATGAAATTTTTTCCAGATTTCTTTCACTACAGAATCCCACCTTGTATATTTTTCCAGAGAAAGTGTTTTCAAATTCTTGGTCTCCTCCGACCAATAGAGAAAGCTGGTTCCTATTTCCAAAAAAAGACAGTATTTTGTTACCAAAGTATTCTGAGAATGCCTGAATATCAATACCTACAGATAGGTTTTTTCCAGGAACAACGGCCTCTTGTTCATATAAGACTGTTGACACCCCATCAAAAAATAGATTATAGTATAGGATTCCAGATTCTGTGTATATTTCTAGATAGTTTGAGGTGCTCTTATGCTTTATTTTAAAAAGAATTTGTTTGCTTGATGGAAAGGATATAGGTAGGCCGAACACTCCAAAAAACGCTTTTGCGTCTTGTTTTATAACGTTCATGTTTTCAAACAATAAATAACCATTTTTATTTACAAAGCTTATAAAAGGATCTGTTTGCTGACCACTACTCTGATAAAGGCTTTCGTACCAAGACTTGGTTGTTGAGTTGTCTTCAAATACTGCATCTGGGAGCTTATAGTCTGACACAGAAAGAGAGTCATCAACTATGGACAGGTTATCAATGATGCCCTGATTCCAGCGGCCAATGTCTGGATAGCTATAGTTGCTAGTATAATCTGCAAAAGCATAGTCTACAAGAACCGATGTTCCTCCGTAAGCACTATTTGCGTTTTCTGGAAATTCAACAGCTTGGCCGTATGCAAATCTTCTTTTTGCAACAACCGCTGGAACCAAGTATGAATAAATAGCTATGCAGTCAACGTCTAAGAAAGGTACGTTACTAGAAGCATAAAACCCTAGCCAGTCATTATTTTTTTCTATTCCGCTTTGAGTTATTGTTTCTGGTGGTAGGTCTATTTCTTGTGTAGAGTAGGTTATTTCTATAACCTGTTCACCATTTATCAGCAGAGATGCAGAGTTTTCAATGACTTTAAAGTCTAGAAGCATTGGCCTGTACCATTCAGTGATTGGATGAGCCCCTACAGAGTCTCCTACCTTAATTTTTATAAAAGGTCCGTCTACATAAATACCGTCCTGAGATCCAATTGGACCAAATATCCTTGTTGCGGTAGTTGCTTTAGAATCAATTCTGGCCCACATCTCTACCGTGTACTCCCGATACCTTCCAGATTCATTTAAGAATCCCTGACCAGGAATAATTAGGGATGGATCGTTTCCATTTGGCAAAATTCTTGTTACGTTTGAAGATCCATAAACAATAGGAACTCCAGAATTTTTTGCAGCAAGGGCTCCGTTATTAATAAAATAATAGCCATCTAAATCTTGTAGGCCATAAGATTTTGCTGGGATTGCATTATAGATAAACGGAACATTTGCTGGCAATGAAGTTCCATAAACCCCAGTCGAGACTGCAGAAAACTCTTCTGACCATTGACCAAAAGTGACTCCATTAACATAAAACTTATAACTACTTAGATCTCCACCAGCATTAGTGTGAGTAATTCTTATGACAACTTTTATTGGATTTATGGTCGCTGGAATTGCAAAAGTTTCTGAAATTAGGCCCCACCTGCCAACAATTTGAGAGTCAAATTTTTTCAAAACTGGCGAGGCTAGTCCGTCATAAGTATATCCAATTTCATAAGAAGTTATGGTAGCAGTTTCTGAATAAAGGTACGCACCCACTGAGAAGGTTTCTAAAGATGAGTTCATTGCTAGAGGACTGACTATTGCAGAACTTACTAGGCTAATTGTTGTTGTCTGCCCAGATTCGAATGTTGATAAAACTGTTGTTGTTGATGTATCTGGCAATGGCTCGTTCAGTATTACAGAATTTACTGCTTTTGTACCGTTTGTAATTGTCCAAGCGTCCACGCCGCTATTTGTGTATACGTTTCTTTTGCTGTTAGAAATTAAAGACAGATAGTCGGCCTGATCGTCTAACGCCCACATAGCAATGGGGTGTTCGCTGAAGATCTTTTCAGCGTATAAGTTAGATGGGCTAGCCATTGTTCTCCTGTAGAGTTTTTAGAGTCTTACTCAATTATACCACTAAGAATCTGCTTTAAAATAGTTTAGTTGCGGTAGAGAGGGTTCTTTCATCTTCGGTTAAAGTTGGGGTAGCAGCAGTTTCCGAGTCTGAGGAAGATCCGTAGGTTGTGCTTGAAATAACCAAAGAACTACTGGATAAAGTAAAGCTAGTTGGCTCGTATGTCGCTTTAATATCTCCAATATTAAATGTTCCAATAAGCTCACCATTTGACCCCATTTTGCACACTAAAAAGTTATAAGGTATTGACATATCCATCAAAAAGTAAAAAGATCCATCTGTAGCCGCCACTATGCCTTCGCCATTTTCAAAATTAACGCCTCCAAAAACACGTTGCCACAAAACTTGTCCAGACAAATTATACTTAACAATGTGTACGTTATAATTACTTCCAGAAAGCATAAAGCCAGCAAGATATATATTATCTGAGGCGTCAATAGATATGGCGTTTGGGGCAGCAACAGATGTGCCAGCTAGCTGAGTTTGCCAAAGTATAGCCCCTTCTGGATCAATCTTTACCAAAAGGTGTGAGGTTGTACCGCTAACATTTGTCCTGCCAGCTACATAGACATTTCCAGAAGAGTCGATTTTGATATCTGCAGGATTTTCATTTCCAGAGGCTGTTCCAAGATTTTTTTGCCACACAACGTTTCCAGATGAGTCATATTTAAAAATTGAAATATCTTGAGCTCCTTCTGGTCCAGAAGCATTTGTTCCAGAAACGTATGAAACTCCATCTGCAGTAGTAGCTAAAGAGTTAAAAGAAGATGGTCCACCATCTAAAGATTTTTGCCATATTACTGCTCCAGAAGAATTGTATTTGGCAATAATTCCACGGTTTGTCGTATTGTATGTTTCTCCTGCTACATAAATATTCCCAGAAGAGTCTGTGTCGACCGCTAGCCAAGAATTATTGTGAAAAGTAGTGTTGGTTCCTAAAGTTCGTACCCACTGTTGAGTTCCTGATGCATTGTACTTAGCCAACAAGGATGCTCCGATACTAGAGCTTGTAGTTCTTCCAGCAACGTAAATATTATCAGAAGAGTCAATTGCTATTGCGTCAAAAGAATCGGTGCTAGTGCCGCCTAAAAAACGATTCCACTGTATAGCACCTAAAGAATTATACTTGACCAAAAAAGCATCCATAACCCCAACCGTGCCTGTAGTTGTAATTCCTCCACAAGCATACACATTACCAACTGAATCTGTAGCAATGTCTCCAGCCGATGTTGAACCAGTAAATGCTATTTTTGTAGCCCAGTAACCAAAAGGGTCTGCCGCTGCTCCCAAAGTTTGAGCTGACCACATTTAATTATCCCAAATCTCCAACTAGCCAGTAAATGCCAGAAGCGGTACACTTAATGGAAGCTGGTGAACCTAAAGCTGCAGTAGATAGCTGGCTGCCTTTAGAGTTTAGTGTTACACCAGAACCCGCAACGAACGTAAATGCTGCAGCATTAGTTTGTAGAAAATCAATCTGCTGTCCTGCGATTAAAACATTGCTTACAGTAATTGTGACTGCTGCAGAGTTAGTAATTAATTTTCCAACATCTCCAGAAACAAGTGTATAGCTTGATGACTTTTCAGAAATAGTTTGTGTTGAGTTAAAACCTCCAGTAGGTCCAATCAAGGATGTTAGCCACTCTTCTTCTGTTCCAGAAAAACCATTAACCTTTGCAATTTGATAAGCAGAATCGCTACCAATCTGAGGAAGAGAGTTCCAATTAGTAAGACCGTCGCCAAGCTTTACTACGTTTTCATTAATAGAAAAACCAATTTCTCCTACTGCTAAAACTGGATTTGCGGTTTCCCATTGAGTCTTGGTTCCACGTCTTTGGAACATTCTGTATAGTGATGTTGACATATCTCTATTTTATCATAATAAAATAGCTTTATTCAGCAATTTTATAAAATTCTAAATTTTTGTTTAGTCTAGCGTTATTGGGATTATGGCTAATTGCCAAGATTACTTGATCAATTGCTTCTTGTTTTTTACCCAAATTCCAGGCAGATATAGAGGCTAAGT